GTGCCAACAATGGCTTCTTCCATTGCTGTACCTAAATTGGTATTAGTCGTTGTTCCCCATGTGCCCGACTGTTCTCCGGTTCCTATTAACTCTACCGATAAATTCGAATACGTTGACATATTATTTCCTTATCCTGTAACTATCTCTGTCCAATCAGGGACTTGAGTAGTATCTATTATAACCCATTCTGGGTCTTGAGTAGTATCTATTATAACCCAATCAGGACTGTTAATTAAAGGTGCAAATCCCTGTAAATTTAAACTAGTCCCACTAGGGGTTATAATTCTTCCTATTACTTCTGAAGGAGCATATCCTTGTAACGCTAATGCGCCTACATTTGGAGTAATAACTCTGCCTTCAGTTCTACCAGGAATTATTCCTGTTATAGTTAATGCGCCTACACTAGGCGTTATAACGGTGCTACCAAATACGTGTGGTGCTTCACTTGCTATACTTACTGCTCCAACTAGCGGAGTCTTAAATATATTATTCTGTTGTACAACTTGAGGAGCTATCCCCTGCAATGTAAGTGCTCCGGCTGGTGCCGCTGCTACATCACCATAAACTATACTTGGTGTTGTCCCTGCTAGTGTTACTGCGCCTACACTAGGTGTTATTACTTTACCTTGGACTACACCGGGTGTTAATCCGTTTAACACCGCTGCCCCTACACTAGGGGTTATTACGCTACTTTCAAATATACTTGGTGCTATTCCAGCTAATGCTAAAGCTCCTACACTCGGAGTTATTACTGCTCCATCTAATACTGTTGGTGCAAATCCAGCTAATACTAAATCTTTTACACCTGGAGTTACTACTTTACCCTGAACTACACTAGGAGCTATGCCTGCTATAGCTACAGATCCTGTAACTAGCGATACTACGTCCCCTTCGCCCCATGGGCCAGAGCTCCAGGTATTTCGTCCCCAGCCGGTAGCCATTACTAGCTCCTTATGTTAAGGTAAATATGCCAGTAGCAGCAGGTAAAACAGTTAATGTGTTAGGGCTTGTTACAGTAAATTGTGAACTAGATAACTGGCAGAAACATAAAAGTTTACCTGCAGCTGCTCCAGTAGAGTTACGTAAAATCGCATATCTAATATTTACTAAACTAGCTCCAGAAGCTGTAAATGCTAAACCTACGGCAGACATAGTAAACTTCTGCTGTTTAGCTGAAGCTCCTACTGTCCACTGAGCTGTTGCTGGTACTAAATCCCTGCCGCCGGTAACATATCCACCTGCCGCTCCTATTTCATTTGTCACAGATGCATATGTACTCAAAGTAAAAGTAGAGGCATTACTCGCTGTTTCAGCTAAAACCATTTTAAAAACACCGGCACCTAACGTTATGGTACCATTACCTATATATTTTTTGGCACTGTTATATAGTTGCCATGCTGTTGCTGCCATGTTAAATCTCCTTTATATCGGCGTATGATGCGCCGGATTCTAAAATATGATGTAATAACCCACCATAGATTGCTAACTCAATTTCATCGCCTAACATTTTAATTAGATCAATAAACTCTTGGGCCTGCGATACCATCCAAGGGTTACAGTTAAATACTTTTCCGCTCACGTTTACGGGCATAACTAACTGTCCATCATTTTCTTCTTGTTCGTATGCGTGATGCATTTCATCTTCACTTAAACAGGAGTCACACCCAAATAAATGAAATCTTTTAAATCCTAACATTCTAAACAATGGTATAGCTCTTAACAATACAGTCGATCCTCCTGGAACTGACCACCATGTTTTATATTGCTCATCTAGTATATCTTTTAATAAGTCTGCTTGCGTATGCCATATATAAGTTCTATCTTTTGGCAAGCCCTCAAATACACTAGGGTTACATTGTGAAGCTATAAAGTATTTACATTCCTCTACTACAGGTTTTGTAAACCTCGCATTAAACTTTCTTGCATCTACCATGACCATAGCAGAAGGAGTTAAACCATTATCTAAACACCATTTATAGGCGTTATTAATAGTTATAAGTTTAACACCTTTTGCCCTCAATTGCTTTATTTTTTCTATATGTTGTGGTAAGGATGGTCCTCCTCCTACAATCATAACTTCAATCTCGTTAGTTGGATGTGGTTCTACTTGTAAATAACCTTGCTTTATATTGTATTCTACGTTTTTCTTTATCTCATCATCAGTTGTATTTACAGTACCTGCATCAACTACTTCTTCTCCTGTTGCCCAATTACTTACATAAAACAAACAAGTGTTATCTGTCTGGTTAGACCAATGTATTACACATTTATGGTCTTTGAGTTTTTTAAGCCACCACTCATATGGGTGCACACTCAAATGTAGCTTATGTCCTACTAACACTCCTGCCTTATCATCAACTGTAGATATTTGAAAAAACACATGTTGACACGCAGCTAAACAATTCTCTATAACCTTATCAACGTGATGAGGTCTTATATGCTCCATCACATCAGTACAAAAACCATAAGCCGCTTGAACAGGTAGAGGTTGAGATAAATCAGCTTCTACAAATCGCAATGCATGCTTCTGTGTTTCTAACATTGGTACTATATCTTCATCTAAGCAATTATCTGCAAAGTCAACCATAGTCACATCTAGTCCGCCAAAGAACGCTAGGTTCAATCCTCCACGTCCTGTACCACACCCTAAATCAAGAACTGTAGCACCTTGTTTAGGTTTAGCTTGTTTTAAAAACTCATGGGCTATTTTTTCACCAGGAGCAACTTGTCTATACTCTGGTTTATCCCACATCATTTTATATAAATCTTTTTCTAACGGTCTTACTTTATCTACTGTTACTTCTGGTGCATCCGCTATAAGCGACGAAAATCCTGTCATGTTATCCCTTTCTATTCAAATCGAATAAGTGCCGTTGTTGCAGTGTTATCAGGTAATGTTACAGTTAGCGTTTGAGCTGCAATAGTTTTAACTGATCCAAAATCTAATACACATACAGAATAATTACTAGAACTACTATTATATATCAAAGCTCCTCTTGCGGAAAATGTGCCTGTCCAAGTAGTAGGAGAATCAAAAGTTATATACACTACGTCTGCAGTATCATCTTGTGTTACTGTAGCGCCTGTTAATGTGTTACCCCCAGCTACATACCCTGTGCCTACCACTTCATTCGTAGTTGTATACGCAGAAGTAGATGAATCTAGCGTTGCGTCATCAGTATATAAAGCTATTTTAAAAGTATCAGTATCAAAATCTATATCGCCAGCTAGTGATTTAGCAACAAAGGTATTAGTTATTCCTTGTATAATAGTTGCCATTAAACTGCACTCCCTCTTCTACCTTTAACAGGTATTCTAGCTTGTCCACTACGATAAGCATCGCGAGTATTTTTACCTTCGCCTAATCTAGTTAATTCTGCTAATGCTTGTTCATATCTATTGGAGTAGTTTGCTATTGTTTCTGGGTCGGCTTTGAGGTACGTAGCTGCTTCCAACAATGAACCATAAAGTAATACGGAGCTATAATTATCTCCCAGCCAAGACGTACCGCTAGCGGCAGTAGTAATAGACTCAGGATAAAAAAAGTAATGAAGCTCAGCGCCATAAGCTTTATCAGGTGTAGGACCGAGTATAAATGTTGTATCATCGAAGACAGCATAATATTGTGGTTTTCCGTAGTGAGCTGAATCAGTATCAGGAAATGATTGCCTAATAAAGTTAACGTCTTTATTTATAAGAAAAGTATACTCATTAGTTGTATTATCAATAGCCGCTAAACTATAAGTAGCCAACCAATCCTCTGGTACATTTAAATACTTGTTTGCAAAGTTAATAGTACCTGTATCATTTCTTCTTAAGTCTGGAAGATTAACTCCATTAAAAATTCTGTTTTCAGCTTGAGTTATAAACGTGTTTACGTCTACTGTAGAGTATTCATCTTCAGTATACGATTGTATTTGTGCGACTAGTTCTGCGTAAGTCATAAACTATCCTTACGCCATAGGACCGCGAGCTTTAGTGCCTTTAGTTGCTGCACCATTGCCACGAGTTTCTACGCCTGTAGTTTTAACATTTTTTTCAGGATAACCTGCAAAGTTAGGTACAGGTACATCTTGAGGTTGTGCAAAGCCGTCTACCATTTTAGCTTTTCTTTCTTGATTTTCTTTAGCCATTTCTTTCTCCTAAGTTATTGTTATTGTAACAGTTCCTACTACTCCTGAACTTACTAAATTATTTCCCGTAAACTCATTAGCTGGAGGTCTTGCTCCACCAACAGGTTCCCATCCCCATTGTATATCTCTTGACCCAGTTACGTTGTTGTCATTAAAACTCTGGTCAGGTCTTGGATCTCGCACTGCTTGAGGATCTTCTACTGGATACATCCCCTGCATATTCTGTGGTTGATCTGGGTTCCAACACTCCTTACAAGCTTTAATATTAGTGTTAGTTTTTCTTACATATAAATCTTTTAGCTCTTTAAGTTTAAATTGAAACCCACATACATCACAGTCAGCTATTGCATTCTTATTAGTTGTATACTTGTTGCTCATTATCTACCTTTAAGATAGTTTCTATCTACAATAACCATACCGCCTTCATTCATACCTTTTTTCTTTTTCTTCTCTAGTTTGTCTTTTAAATGTTTTTTAACTTTTTTCTCAAGTTTAAATAAAGGGTTAGTATCTAAAAATTTCTTTTTTACTTTATCTTCAGGTGAGCCTTTTTTAATCTTTGGTACCGCGCCGCCTTCTTCCATATAACCCATTTTGTTGCGCACAGGTGTAGGTAACTTCCCTAAACTCTTCTTTTTATCTGCTGGTACTTCTTTCATCTTAATCTCCTATATATACGATGTTCTTGGTGCTACAGTTAAAGTTGCTTTTTCTCTGTCTTCAGTTGAAGCAAGTAGCCACTGCTCTTCATATTCTGATTTTAAAAATTGTACTCTGTCTCCAGCTTCTGGAATCTTAAGTGATAAATAATAAGCTAACCCTGCTACCATGCACGGTAAAAATCTAAATGGGATATGCTGTGTGTTAACACCTGTACCTGCATCATCAATTCTTTTTAACATCCAGTATACAAAAGTATAACTTGTGTCATTAGGAATGGGCCATAGAGTTATCTTAGGAATCTCTGCTTGTCTGTCTATATAAACTTGTATCGGTCTGCCCGTGTCGTTCTTACTTGGGATAGATGCATAAGTAGGATTTGACACCCTAGAAATAGCTATGTCTGACTGAGTTGTTCCAGACCCAGTTCTTATGACTTGGCTCATGAGGTCGATGGTAGTCGCGGGCAAATCGTAAGTGGCTGTACCTGCAACTAATGGTATCTGTCCTTGTTCAACAGTCCATAAGTTTATGCCTCGGTTAGCCCACTCTATTGTAAGTAAATTTAAACTACGAGTTGCAGTTCTTAAATCATATCCTGTTCTTAACTCTGCACCACATCTTTCAAACGCTTCCTCTACAAGTAGGTTTAGATCTAAATTAAATGCATGTGTATTCGTTGTAGTCATTATGCTTTCTTCCTTGTTGTCTTTTTACGCCTAAGTGAAGCTACTCTACGTGGCTTCCCTGCTGGTTGCCCAAGTCTATTTTTTTGAGCTATTCTAGACTTCTTCTGTGCTGCTGTCATTTCTCCAGATGTCTTTGGAGTTTTACTAGAAACACGTTTAGTAGGTCGGCAATATGGTGTACCCCTACCATCACCTTTTTTTCTACCACAAGCTTTGCCAGTCTTTACGTCCTTCCAGTCTTCTTTGAACCAGCGTTTTAAAGCAGCTCCTTTAGCTGTCTTTCGGACTGCCATTACTTTTTACCTTTCTTTTTTCTGCATTTAGCAATAGCACCAGAAGCATAAGCACTAGGAAATACTTTATAACTTGCTTTTACTTTATGATAGCATGCGTCTTTTACACTACCGCCCTTTTTCATTTTAGGTTTAGTGTGACCATATCCTTTTTTCTTAAGCTCTAAATGTTTAGCCATAGTAGGAGCTTTTACACCTTTGCCTGTCTCCATATCATACATCATATGAGACTTAAAGACCTTACCCCCAGCTTTCATCTTCTTAGGTTTAGAGTGACTACACCCGCAGTTTTTTAATTTCTTAGGGTTTATTATTCCCATTCCACGAGAAGCTCTCATTATCTAGACCTCTTAGCTCTTGTAAAACCACGTTTAGCACAGCCATCAATAGAGCCACCTTTTTTAAATCCCATAGAAGCTTGAGCTTTTCTTTGTAAACTTCTACCCATTTTTTCTTTCTTAGTAGCAGGACGTCCAATACCTATAACATCTTTAACTTTATCTAATGTAGATTTTTTGTTTACAGGTTTTTTAATATTTGTTTTTTTAGTCTCACCTTTTTTTTCTATAGATTTAGCTGTAAAGTCTGGTCTTGGAGCATTAGACGGGTTTGGCTTAGCGTCTTGAGATTTAATTGGTGTTTTAGCTTTATCATCTGCACGTTTAGTTGTGTAAGATTTACCATTCCACATAAAAGTTTTTTTACCAGAACGTCTAGCATCTGCAAAAGATTTACCAAAAGAAGGTTTGGCTTTTTTAACCTCAGATTTCTTTACTTTAGGTTTATCAACTTTAGGTTTATCAACTTCAGTTTTAATAACTTTAGGTTTACTATCTATTTGATTATTAGCAATTAACTTATTTATTCGTTTAGTATAAGCGTAAAAAGTTTCCCCCTTCTTTCGAGGGTTTCTATTTCTAACCATATTATTGATTGCTTTTTTTGCAGATGCGTCATCACGTTTCTTAATATTTCTTTCCTCATAAGCTGACGCTTTCCTTTCAAGAGGTGGTAATTTTCTACCTTTACTATCTAAAGCCATTTTAGTTCTCCTTAAACGATGCGACCACGTGTACGACCTTGTCTAGCAATACCGTCTGCACGTTTAGACGCTGAGCTAACTGATCCACCTTTTTTGTATGCTTTGACTTTACCGCCGCCCATCATTTTTTTACCTTTAGCTTTCATAGGAGCTGAAGATCCACCTGTTCTTGCTCTTTTAGAATCTGCCATAACTTTATCAAAGTTTGTTTTTTTAGGAGGGCTCACGGGTTTACCCATCATTTTATTAGCTATGCCTGCTACTTGTTTTGCAGTCGCTTTTTTCTTCTTATCTTTCTTCATAGAAGTCATAGTAACCTTGCCGCCTTCATCGTACCCTTTGACTTTACCGCCTTTTTTCATTTTTAATTCGCTAACTACACGTTCCTTTTCATCTTTTAAATTTCTTTTGCCTTTAGCAGTGTAGCCCTTTTCTGCGTCAACGCGACCTAATTCTTCAAGGCGGTTCATTCTTTTAGTATTCATGCTTTTCTCCTTTTCGGTTTTTTAATATACTCTTTTCCTACTTTTTGTGGTACCCCTACTTTTTTAGCAAACTTTTTGTTTTTAGCTACTGCTTGCATAAACTTTACCTGCTTTTTAGTTTTAGGTGGCACTACTTATTAATCCTATTACTCGAAGCTTCTGGTTTTCTTGGTTTGGTACCTTCGTCTTCAATAACTTCTTTATTACTAAATAGCTTTTGCACCGTATTGGTTTCCCAAATACGAATGCCCATCCATATAATAGTAAACAGTGAAGCCATGTGAGGAAGCCATGAAAGCATAGTGCCCACGGCAGTGAAGATAGCTGATAAATCTATCAAGTGTTTTGTTGTTTCATCCATTTTTAACATTTCCATCGTTTACGTGCTTGACGCAATCTAGAGTTTGGATCTTTAGCAGCTTTAGGAAACTTCTTCATTTGTCCTGCAGATCTTGCACAAAATGACTTGCGTCTCTTTGCATCTTTAGAACCTTTTTTAACTTTCCCTGTTACCGCTGTTTTAAGTTTAGAACCTGGGTTTGCTTTCCGATAAGCTGCTACGCCTTTCTTTGTCATCCCCGCTCCTGATTTAGTCTTTCTAAAATTACCTGACTTAACCGAAGTTTTGATTCCCATTCCTTTTTTTCTAGGTGTTGCCATCTATACACAATCCCCTAATGCTTCAAACCATCGCCTCAGTTCTTCGAGGCGATCATCGTTCTTAGTTGGTTTGGGCTCTTCTTCCATAGTTTATCCACAGAATACCGTTAATGATGTCACAGCTGCTGTTTGAGTTAATACACCAAACGTTGTCTGTGGTTCACTTCCGTTAATTAAAATTCCGTCGCCTGGTAGAGACATTTGTTGTGACTCTACATTAGCTGGAGTAGCTATACTTAGTAAAACTCTATCTGACGCTGCATTACCACCTAAGGTTAATGTAACACTACCTGCTCCTGCAGAACCAACAAAATAGAATCCTTTCATTCTTGCTCTGGGTAGAGCAGTGCCGTCAGCAATAGCATTACCAATACTTACATTGGTTGCTACCGCTGCATCTGATGAAATGCTAGTAATTTTAGAGTAGTAGTTTGTAGAAGTTGCAGTTCCAGTATCAACACCAGCTACAGTTTCAGTGGTTACAGACTGAGATAAATCCCCAGCTACGTATCCAGTGATAGTAAATGTAGCGGCAGTTGCGTCTCCTGCACAAGTAAATAGAATCTTATAACCAGCCCCATTATCTAGAGGCTGATTAGTAAGTAGTGTTATATCACCAGCACCACCAATAGCGGCAGCGGCTCTATATAACGTAGCTGAAAAGCTAGGAGTGACGGCCCATATATCTGTTGTCAAAGCCATGTCTATTCTCCTATATTAAACTCTTGTTAAGAATGGTGTAGCTGGAGTAGAAGCTGTTGGGAATACTGAAACTGCTTCAAGTTTCCATGCGTTAGCACCAACACAAGTCATAGTAATTGTAGAACCTGCATCACCACCTTGAGTTGTACCATTAAATGTTAATGCATTTGCTGTGCCAGGTGAGTGGAAAAATCCAGCTACGCCTGCATCATTAGCATCATCACAGAAGTTAACTGTTCCGTAAATTACGTCAGCTAGTGCGCCTGTGTTAATAATAAGGTCAGTAGTAAGATCTTCTAACACAGTAAACCTAAACTGCATACCAAGATTACTTACTTGATTAGGGTTTGAAGGATCATTGTCAACAGTTGCTACAATTGTTGGTAATGTAAATGTACCGCCATCAGCGGTTACAGTAAGTTCTTTGCCTGCATGTCCAGGTGAAGCAGTAACAACGGGTGTTACGCCATCAGGTGAAGCTGCGACAGGAAGAACTGTTAAAGTAAGTGCACCACCATCTAAAGCAGCGGTTGCATCAATTGCGTTATTCTGTCCGTCTTGTACAAATCCTCCAAGGGATCTGACTGGACCAGAAAATGTGGTTATAGCCATAGTATTTCTCCATACAAAGTTAAGCTTATCTGTCGTGTATGCGTCTGCTGGGGCAGTCATGATAAGCTGGATGTTCCCAGATAATTAATCTTACACGTTTTCACACTATTATACAACAAAAAAGGGGCCGAAGCCCCTTAGTTTAAAACAAAAAATTACTTGTTCATTACGTACATTGTTACTTCAAAACCGAATCTCATTTCTGTAGCAGCTGGTTTAGTCCACATAATATTTCTCCTTTATTTTAGATTTCAGCATTGCTGATATATTGATTGTATCTATCTGGTAAATACTCGCAATAAGGATATTCATGAGTTTAATCAAATTCAGGCACAATTAGTGGTTTGCTTTGTTTAGTGTTTCGAAGTTCTTCTTCAGGCAATATATCTTTTAACTCTTCACTGTAGTAAGTATTAGGATTTTTATATTTATCTGGATTGTTTTTTATGTCTTCCATTATCTCATCATAATAAGAAGTCCCTTCAGGCGGTCTATCATCAATTTCAACTCCATCTATAACTCCCTCGCATTTACGCGCAAGTGTTGCAAATTGTGGCGGTAGTTTTTTATTATTGTATCTTTTGCACATCTTTAATAATTCTAATTGCTGGGCTAACTCCATGTTTTCTAAAATTAAAGCTTTAGTAGTATCAGTGCAGTTACTTCCTAAATACCAAGTCCACCTAACTCCTATGCTTTTTGAATTTCCATCTCTTCCTTCGATACGATTATTTATACTTCCCCCATTATCATTATAACGACTCATATTGTCTGATTCATCTAGTCTATAATCAGAATAAATAGATACATCCCCTGTTTGACATTGTTGAAAATATCCTTGTAGGTAGTCATTACGAGCGTGAGCACATAAACTTAAGAATATAACACTAACGATTAAGGTCTTTAATATCATAGGAATGTTCTCTAACTTGATCTGCAAGCACCCTATATAAATCTTCACCCATTCTCATAGAGGCTCTTAATTCTGCTAATTCTGCTTTTACTTCTGCTATTTCTTTATTTGTGACTTGCTTAGAATCATTTAGTTTTTCTTTATGAGTTATTATTTTGTCTTGTAGCTTTACAATATACTCGGCGTTTTCTTGTACTGTATCGGTTAAGTTAACAATATATTTAACTGCTGTAAACGTACCTACAACTACAGAGACCACAACAGGCACCATAACTATATTACTTTTAAATGCGTCTATAATTTTCATATTTTTATTATACTCCTAAAAAAGAAAAGCCCAGCAGAGAGGAGCCAGGCTTTTCAGAGGTAGTGCTTTAAGTAGAACTATAAAACTACTTATGCACCTGGTGAACCCCACATAC